GATCAAGTAACAATTTTTTACCTGCTTCACTACGCAAAAAAGCATAAAGAAGAGGCAAGAAAGGCTTAGCTAGTTTTCGCATAATTAGACTCACTCTTCACAATCCTATATATAAACGCTACATTTGGCTTGTGATCCCCATCACGACTTCAGAACCTCCCTAGATTTGCACAGAAGGGGAGGTTTTGTCGTTTAAGCCGATACTCAACTTACCAAGATTATGGAACAGAAAACTAATTTATGTTTTTGTTCACACTGCCTTGAAATAAGACGACAGCAAGCAAGACTACAGGAGTTGAATAAGAGCAAAAAAGCCGCTAAGTTATCTGTGTAATTTACTAATCGAGCAAGTAAATTATTAAACACGCAGTGGGATGCGATGTTAGTCAAGACCCCTTAGAGAGTAGAGGCTCTAGGGGGTTTTGCTTTTGGTTTTAGGATGATATACCTCTACATCACATCCGCATTGAGGACAAGATAAAAAAGTAATCATTGAATATTCTTCATGTAATGGTGCGTCAGAGTCACTGCCCCATATCAATTTAGTTTTACAGTGCCAACAGTTCACTTTTGCTTTTCCCAGTGTTTAATTAATAGTTCTAACTCCTTGATTCTGGCTTTAGCTGCTGCTATCTTTTCCTCCATCCATTTGGGTTGCGTGTTGCACTTAGAGTAGCAATCTCCTTATCAATAGTATTTAAACGATGGAAAATTTCACGTATATCTCGTTGCCTCTTGTTTGTTTGGTTCGCTAAAACCATTAACGCTCCAGAAATAGCCGCCCCTATCAGTGCTGCTAGTAGTTCTTGAGGCATAATTTACAGTTTAGGAGTAATCTTAGACTATTCTTTCTAGTTTTCCATGCCAGAGTCACAAGCAAACGAACCAAAAAAGAAGAATCCTCTTCAAAAACTAAAGGAAGGCTTGGATGATAAAGAAGAACAACTTGCTGTCTTGTCTACATTTGTAAGACTAGGAGTTGTGGTTTGGAGTGGATTTATCTTGACTTTAAATTACGTTACGATTCCAGGATTAGGAGAACAAGAACGCATAGATCCGACTTTTATTGCATCTGTTTTCACTGGTGCGCTGGCGAGTTTTGGACTTGAAACAGCAAAGAAAAGAGGTGATGGAACTTATAAAGCAGATGAAGAAAAGAAGAAGGCAGAAGCAGCAGGGTTTAGTAATGGTGTTCCTTATACCATCATAAAAGTCGAGACTCCTATACGATTAGTGCCAGATAAACCACGCATTGATCCTATTTCTGGCAAGGAAGTAGATCCACAAACAGGCAAGCTTACATGAAGAAACTTCTTTTACTACTCCTTTTAGCGGCTCCTGCTAATGCAGATATGACGCATAACATCACAACTTCAACGCAGCTTTCAGTCAATGGAGCTTATACGGATGCCAATCGTATAGGTAGTACTTATGCAGTCTCAGGTTCCAATATTAAAGTTGCGACTGATGCTCATTTTGGAAAGTTAACTGCTGGTACTGCTACAACAGCAGCAACTCTTGATGTCGGAGAGTATGACGTAAACACAGCAGGTTCAGCTTTTTCTTTTTCAGAAAGTTGGACTCAAGGTGATGCTGTAAATGCTATAGGTTCAGGTGTGGATGTCAGCAATGGAGTGGTTGAAGACATGCCGGCTTACGGTGAGGTTCTAACAATGTCAGGAGGTGTCGCTGGTGATTTAGCTGGAACAATTACAAGTGCTGGAGTTATCGAACTCACGGCTGGAAGCGCAAACACATCCGTCATTGGCTCTGTAGTAACAAGTTTGACGGTGAAGTAATGCACATTCCATTTATCGTAGCTTTCTTTGGCTTTATCTTTGTCGCTGTATTTCACTTACTATTATGGCTGCATTTTATGGACCCTAATAGATAGATGAAACGCTATCTGCCACTGTTATTAATATTAAATACCTCCCAAGTCCTAGCTGTGCCAGTCGTTCCTAACTTTTCGTCAGGCACGATGTCCGCAGTTACACGTACTACGCAAAATGTTACTGAAACTATTGTCTCTAATGACTTTAATACTGGGCATACTTATTCGATCAATGGAACGAATTTGTCTATTGATGGCACGACCCTTTCACCTCCTCCAGACCAAACGAGCCAAACGATCAACGGAGTAAGTTATACATGGACTGGAGCAGATTTAACACAAAAACCAAACGTCACGATTGCCAATCCAGGTCAAGCGTTTCAATACGTAGAAAGTTACATTGGCCCTGGTTTATCCAATATGACAACAATCAATCGAACAACAGTCTTAGAAAGTGTTACCGAAACAACCTCAGTCTTTTCGCAATAATATTATTTAGTGGATCAAGTGCATTAGCAAACACCTCACAGACTGCTGCTCCCGTGGCGAATACGTCAGCTAGTCTGACCAATATGGCAATACAGACATTACAAGGAAACCTAATACAGAACCAATACGGTGGTGGAGTGGTTTGTCAGGGGCCAATGGTTACATTTTCTCCCTTCATTACTGACTCACATACGTTCCAGAAACCTAGGGAATATTTATATGATGCACCAGTTTATGATGATGATGGCAATATTATTTATCATCAACAAACAAGAACAGGACAAAAAGATAATTTTTCACTTAATGTTGGTGCAAGCTTAACTTTTAGTATGCCATTAGATAGAAGATTTCAAGAACGTTGTTTGAAAAATGCAAAGCTGCAAGGAGAACATCAACAGCAATTAATAGAAAATAAAAAATTAGATTGGCACATCGCACGTTTGAAACAATGCGGTCTGCTTAAAAGAGACGGTATTGAATTTGCCGCTAATTCTCCTTACTTTAATCTCTGTGAAGATGTTGTTGTTAAACCTAAAATGGGCCAAGTCTTACCGCACCGACACCTTATTTCTTCTCCTTCAAAGGAGGTAAACCCCGTTTCTCACGATAAAAAGTAGTTCGTCTTTCAGATAAATTTGGTCGTTTTATTTTCTTACCTAAAGCCTTCTTCACCTTATTTACAACCTGCTTAATAATCGGTTTGACTGCCTTTAATAGTATTGGTGTAGATAGTGCAGCCGTAGTTGCTACGAGCGTTATTCCTCCAGTTTTTACTACCTGTGGAACCGTAGGTATGGCATCAATTATCTGTTGTTGAACATTTAATTTTTTATATCTAGTTACACAACGGTTTCCTTCTTCATCTTTTATAGGCACAAACCTCATCGGTTCAAAATTCATCGGCTCATAACTTGGTGTCTGAGCAGGACACAAGATCATATTTCCATCTGGATCGTTATCTATTAACCCATCATTTTCAATACTTCGCCTTGCTTTAACACAAGGCATTTCAATTACTGGGAATCCTATAGGAACACTGATTGGTACGTTTGGAGGATTAACAATAGGAACATTAATCACATAAGTATTAACAGGTGTAACCCCAATAGGGTCTATCTTAATTTTCGGAATCAATAGACTGTCTTAGTTTGCCGTAATAATGCAAATGCTTTTTACCATGTTCTATTAGCCACTGATTAACTACATAAGCAGTAAAAGAAGACAAAGTGACACCTTTCGTAGCAGCTATTTTCTTTAAGAGGTTGTGATCGAAATTACTTAAAGGTGCAAAAGTAACACGTCCGTCATTATTTTTCATTTAAAAAGGATTAAAAGGAACTCCTTTTCCTTTCTTTTCTTCATTCTCTTGCTGTGCAGGGCTTAACGCTCCAGTAGGTAAGGCAGGGCCAGATAATCCAGGTAACTTTATTGCACCCATTACCTTTTCCATAGCTTTATCTTGAAGCATCTTTTGGTTGTTCTCGTTAGTTATCCAGAGATAACCAAACACAGTTCCCCCAGTAAGACCAGCCACTAGGAGGAAAGATATAACACTTATGATGTTGAGAATTTTTTGCATTTAGCCCTCGTTATCAGATGTTTCATAAGCAGGTTCTGTTTCAGGTGCAGGTTTTGCTTGTGTTAAAGAACTAGCAAACTGTAAACCACCTTCAATCATAGCAATTTTTTGTGTGGCATCAGCAACTACAGACTGGGCCTGACCTAAGCGATCTCTTTGAACTTTTAGTTCTTCCTGCCATTGAAGAGATTGTTTTTTAACTGCTTCAGGAGATAATGTCATAATTTAATACTTAGACTTCCCAAGTGTAACGGCTGCATCAATATCTGTAAAAGATTCGGATGTCCAGATAGAGGTTGTGCCATCTTCCTTCTTATAAGCTTTGATAATTTCTAGATGATCAACATTCCTTTTGAGGGCTGCTTTTTCTTCATCAGTAATTGTTGATTGACCAGCAACAGAATTGATAAGGGTGACACTATCACCAGCAGCAGAAAAAATCTGTGCAACTTTTTCCGCAGTACGTTCGGCCATGAGTTTTAGTTTTTAATTAATATAATACTAAACTGATTTCCAAGTTCCACCTACGTTTACCTTGACTTCACTCATGTTTTTCCAAGTCCCACCTACATTGACATGAACGCTGTCAGCTTCTTTCCACGTTCCAGAAATATTAACAAAGACATTAGTACCTGAAGCTGCTGCCCCTGCTGATAAAACAAAGATTAAACCATTAATACTTATCCCTTCAGTTTCAGTACCTTTCGCTGCAACTTTTACAAACGGTCCAGTGTTAACACTTACATAATCTAAAGTTTGAACATTTGCCTTGGTAGGTAATGCCATTATGCTTGAGTTATTGCTATGTCGTCTATGTAACCAACTTGAGAGGCATCATACACTCCATATTCACTTGAAAATAAAGATGTAAATGTAATAGTCCCTGCGGCTGTAGGTGTAACATTCAATGTTAGTTGTTCCCAAGCATCAGCAGAACCAGATGCGGTTACAGTTACATCAGATGTAATACCCATATGATAATTATCTTCAGCTAATGCAGCTAATTTAAGATTAAAACCTGTATCGCTTCGCCTTATATAAGCTGTCAATGTTACTTGAGCGCTTGCATTAACAGCCGTTTCAGCAAATCTCCATTTCACATAATTAACTCCATTTCTTCCATTATCATCACTTAAATTCCAATTTCGCATCTTCCATGCAATACCACTAGCTGTATTTCTTACTGAAGTTTCACTAAAAACTTCTGCACCAAAAAAATATAATCTATGATCAGTAGCTACATTATTGTAATTAATTATAGTAGGAGGCTCTGAATCTTGATTTTCTCCATATGTATTACTTGTTGCAGCACCAGCCCCACCAGAGTGAGTAGCGTCATAATATAACCTATACTCTGCTCCTTGCATTGGTGCTACTGAATCATTATTAATCAAAGTATTTGACATTCTGAATCGACCACCTTTGTTCATATTCGCTTCATTAGTAAATATCCAACGAACATTATTTATTGAACCGCCTAAAATTTTAATATCTCTGCCTAAAGTATCAAAAGCCATCTGATCCATATTTTGAGCAGTTCCTCTGATAGTAGGGTTTAGAAGTGTTATATACTGAAATACGTTGACTGAAGCATAGTCAAAACTTGCACTATAGAAAGTACAATCTTTAAAAATTACACTACTATTATTCACACTTCCATCATTAGCTTGAGGGTCTCTCTCAAGTTTTAAATTACTAAATACGCAATTATTATATTGAAAGTCTGGTCCCCAAGACTCTCCTTGTGAAGTGGATACACAATTTAAGTTATTAATAACATGACTTCTACCCTCATATCTTTGGTCTAGCCTGTTTAATATTCCTGACCTACCTTTATAAACACCAAATTTTGAAATCGACAGCCTATTTGTCATTTCAGAATAGATTCCATTGTAATGGGCTGGATGAATACAATCAAACCAAGTTCCTGAATTTGTATCTTGACTACTCATATCTGTCGTATTCCAGCCACCACTGATAACCTTATTGAAACTAGGATTACCCACTGAACCAGCCTCGTCTATATTAAAGAATGGGCTATGCCTTCTTTCAGTAGTAGACCTAAAAGTAGGTCTTCTAAAACATTCTCTTTTATAAGTAGTTACTGTTCCTGTTGCCCCTGGGTACGGAGCCATAGAACCACCGAATATACCCACAGTATTATCACCACCATAAGTTCTTAATACAAGTCTTTTTCCATCAATAGCCACAAGGCCGTACCAGACATCATTATGTGTATTACCTTTGCCAATTAAACTTGCATGAGTTAAAGAATCAGCCGATGATTTAGCCTTACAAGCTATAACATTATCAATAATAACTTCAGTATTAGCATGACCTAATGTTGTATCTACATATAAAGCAACTGATTGAATAGAAGCATTTAAATTAGTACCAAAGTCATGAACAACTGAATACCAATCATCACTATTATCAAATCCATGTGTAATAGGAATTGTATGAACAGAAGTATCCCCTGTTGTATCAGTACATAAGCGTAAACTCATTACTGAATCGTCGTCTTCTTGGCTACTGTGTAAATAATCAAAAATACAGCTAAAACTTATTTGTTGATAACCACTAAGGTCTAAGGCATTTTCAAGCTCAACATAAGCAGCTTTCCCCGTTCCTGAAGTACCTGGTTTAAATCCTCTTGCACTTCTATACCCACTTTGGTAATAACTTGTTTCTCTATATGCTGTGCCTAATGTAGCTGTCCAATCTTTATCGCCTATTCCACCTTCACTTTGATAACAAATAATATTATCAGTACAAGCAGTTGCTAATAATACTCGGAATGGTGAAAACTTTCTATATGCAAGAGTAGTAGAAGTAAAATCAGCCTGGTTTTCTGTTCCATCTAAAGTGAAATTATCATCATCTACTTTTGTTATCTCAAAAGCACCATTAGGTAAAGTATAGTCATTAGGATGTTGGATGGTTATTGTATCACCTGTTGCTAATCCGTGATCTGTACTAACACATGCGACAGGATTTGTACCTGAATGAGAAGCGTCTGCACCACCTCCATCCCTAGTTCCATTAAGGCTCTGACTTTGTGTAGGGGTTGAATTTGTCCAGACATTATCAGCATTTATTTTGCTGTTATATTGAGCTGCGTCTGTGGTCCAAGTTGCATTACCTAAAGATGTTGGATCAGGAGATTTTATAAACCTAATTTCATCTCCAGAGCCAAATTGTGTTCTATTTGCGTACTCACAATATTTTTTCCTATTAGCAAAGGATTGACCATCATTACTTTGGTTTCCACCGTCAGGATCGAAATACCAAATTGCCATTTAATTAACCTCCTTAAGCTGAGTAAACGATCCAAACATCACCGTCATTCCCACCTGAAGCTGCAGATGTAGATAATGTTATCTTACGCACTCCTGCCGTGCCATTTGCCGTTGAAGCTACCCCAGATAATTGACCACTATCATTTATTTCAAAACTATTTAAACCTGGAACTCTAAACTTGGTGATAGCTGTATCACCTAGAGTTATTTCATTAGAAACAGTTACAGCACTAGCCGCTGCGTCATGTCCAAGAATTATATTATTAGATCCTGTTGTAAGTGCATCACCTGCTTCAGGGCCAACGATTGTATTATCTGAGCCTGTAGTAAGAACTAGACCAGCTTTAAACCCTACCGCAACATTGTCACCTCCCGTACTTCGAGCAAGTAAAGATTGATAGCCTACTGCTGTAGAAGCATTACCTGAACTATCTGAACTATCTCCTCGTAAGGCTTGATAACCTACGGCAGTATTAAATTTAGAATTACTTGAATCACTTCCATATTCTAAAGCTGCTTCTCCTGCGGCTACGTTATATGATCCTTTACTCCATTTTGCAGCTCCGTGACCTATAGCTGTAACATTAGTAGCACCGCTTTGCTCTGAACAAGTACTTACACCCACTAGGGTCATATTATTACCCGTTTGGCTTCTACCTGAAAATGCTCCAATTAATACGCTACCAGACCAAGTATTCTCAGTTGTGTATTTATGACCTGCTTGCCAACCAATACATGTGTAATAATTCGCTGTTGTTATTTTATCACCAGCATCACGTCCAATTAGGGTGTTATTAGTTCCTGTAGTGATTTTTTCACCAGTTTTATGTCCAATACATGTATTGTTATCGCCAGTAGTGATATCTGTGCCAGCATCAAATCCGAATAAAGTATTATCAGTTGCATCAGTACCAGAGAAACTATCTCCAGCATTAGTACCACCTACTGTGTTCTCTTGTGCGTCTGAACTAACTCCACCACCACCACCTCCAGCAGCGGCTTCCCAACCAGCCTCGCCATTAGCGTCAACTGTCAATACGTAGTCTTCAGTAGCTGTTGTATCTTTAACGGTAAAGTTAAGACCAGGGATTCTAAATTTGGTGACGGCTGTATCTCCTAAAGTGATCTCGTTAGACACATCAACAGCACTAGCAGCCGCATCATGTCCAAGTATTAGGTTGTTAGAACCTGTAGTGAGTGCATCACCAGCTTCTGCTCCCAAAATTGTATTATCTGCACCTGTGGTAACTACTTTCCCTGATCTATATCCTATTGATGTATTACTTGCAGCAGTAGTATTTGCTTTTAAAGCTTCATGTCCAATTGCTACTGAATTGCTACCTGTAGTATTGGTTTTTAAAGACTCGTATCCAATCGATACTAAATAAGAACCAGTTGTATTATTTGCGCCTGCATAACGACCAAAAAATTGGTTCATTGTGCCTGAAGTATTGTCTTCTCCAGCGTTATTTCCTACAACAACATTACTCCAAGCTGCATTCTGTGCTAATGCGTTAGCACCAATGCCAGTATTTTGATGACCATTACCATTGTTTACTCCTGCTTGGTACCCAATAAACGTATTCATGTACGTCCCAGAGTTTGTATTATGACCGGCGTATGAACCAATAAAGGTATTTTTATTTCCATCAGTAATGTCCTTACCTGCTTCCCATCCTATGAAAGTACAATCAATAGAATCTGTTAGAGAAGTACCAGCGTCATATCCCAAAATAGTATTTCTTACACCTGTACCACCAGGTACGTTTACTGATATAGCATCTCCAGCGTTAGTACCACCTACAGTGTTTTCACCAGAGTCAGAACTAAGTCCACCACCACTACCACCACCTATTTCTTTAACCGTTCCAGAATCATTTACATAAAGTTTTTTAGCCGAGGTGTCTATCGCAACTTCGCCATCAGAAATATCACTCGTTGATGGAGTGCTGGTGCCTCTCTTAAGTTTTATCGTGTTAGCCATTAATAAGTTCCTCCATCTACTGTTGAACTAGAAGTTAATTTGGCATCTAGTTGAGTCTGAATTGCAGAAGTAACGCCATCTACATAATTTAATTCAGTTGTTGTAGCTGTAACACCATCTAAAAGGTTTAACTCTGTCGCTGTGCTGGTTACTCCGTCAAGAATATTTAATTCTGAAGTTGTGACTGTTGCACCATCAAGAATTGCTACTTCTGTTGAAGTTAACAAAGCTAAAGCTGTTGCCGCCCCAGTCTGACAACTTGAAAGAGAATCAAGATCAGCGTCATAAGCTTGTACGTTTGTACCGATAGCCAAACCAAGAGCAGTTCTAGCAGCACTAGCTGAAGTTGCTCCTGTTCCTCCATCACCAATTGCAAGCGTTCCAGTAATTGAACTAGCGGATAAATCAACACATGCTTCTGTAGATTCAATAACTAATCCACCGTTTGCTTTTAAATCAAGGCTTAATTCATTACCACTCTTATCTAATCCATTTCCAGCCGTAACATTTGACTGGCCCGAAAACTGAGTAAAGGCAAGATTATTCGTCCCTGTAACTGCACTTCCCTTATTAGAAGAGCAAACAAAACCTACATCTGAATAAGTTGAGCCTTGTTCTACAAAGGCAAAGGCACCAGCAGCATCACTGCCTG